TATTTTTGACTGTTTTTGATTTGGAGTATAAAGATGCTTTTGACTAGCCATTATAGCAAGGCCTGAGCTAATAGTAGCATCATACGCGGTTCTATTGTTAATATCAAACTTAGCCCAATCCTCTAAGGTTTTACTAAAATACATACTCCCCATCATGTCACTATCTCTATAAGTTCCTTGCAAATCTAAACCCACATGTTTTTCTATATAAGATTCTACTGCTGCGGCATGAGCTTGTTTTACATCTTCTGAACTGTTCGGTATGCCTCCCAACTCTCTTTCTGTTTTAGATAATTTCATAAGTTTTTTATCAGGACGATTTATAGAAAAAGCTCTATAACCTCTATTTTTTAAATGATAAAGTAATCTAGGTTTGTTGTTCTCAACCAATATAGGCATGCCGTAAAAAACACACGCCATTAATACTTCTTCAAAAAATATTTCTGCTGTTTGAGGTCGAGCTATATATTCTAAAAAAAATTCATTACTCGGAACTTCATCCATGTTAAATTTAGTCAAACCATGTAAAGCGCCATTAGACCCTTTACCACCAACTGTTCCTGAAATATCATACGAGTCACAACCAAAGCATCCTAAATGCTCATTCCCTGGATATTTACCACCACGCCTTTCAATCACATTATTTTGAAGTTTTTTTGGTAATAACCAACTCACTAAAAACCTACCCCTAGAATTAGGACTCCATATTACTTTACTATCTTTAACCCCATTAGCCCAACTAAAACTTCCCCTAGTTAAATGCTGTCCCTGAATTAAGGAGTCATTATAATCTATTTGTTGATAAATCTTAGTTAAATTAAACAAAGAAGACTTACTTTCGTCTCTAAACGCATGCGATTCAGTTCTAGGAAACTGTCTATAAAATTCATTTAAAGCATCAGCATCATGTTTTAAAGAATCAACTTCAGCTTTCCAATAATCTACTGCACCTTTGGTAATATACTCCCCATCTACTCCTATTACTTTTTCACTTGGATTGCTAAACACAGGCATACCATACCTATCAATAAACCCCTCCATATTCCATTCCATTGGAATAAATAAAGAATACATTCCGCTTTTAGTTTGGCCATTTGCATTTCTTGATAAAACACTAGAGTCTTCAAAAAGTTTTTTAAAATTACCACCCCCTTTAGATAAAGCATTAGAAGTAGAACCCATTAAACATTTACCAATAATCCTACTACCCAACCTTAAACAGGTTTTAGTAACTCTCCAATTATTTAATATGTTATTAGGCTTTATCCATTTACCACTTTCATCATGAACTAATAATAATAATTTTTCACCGTCATACGAGTTGTCATCAGTGTTTTTCCAATCTATAGTTGTATCTAAACCGTATAACTCCTCATTAGCCACATCATACATGTTTTTCTTGGTAATTTTAGACGCGGGTATTCTAAAAGCTAATTCTGTTTTGGGTTTATCCATCCCATCTTGAATAGGTTTAAAAAAAAACGGCAACCTACTAGATATAGGAACTACCTTGTCGGTAAACATTTTTTTTGCATCCGAACCTGTTTTAGACAGTATACCAACCCTAGAATCTTTGGCTAATGTTCCTACATTAACACACTCAGAAGAACCCATGTATGAAAAACCTGAACGTCTTATTTTTAAGTATGTCATACCAAAGCTTCTTTTATCAGCCCTGCAGGCCTCCCAAAATAAAAAGAAAATTCTATTAGCCTCTCTATAATCAGGGTAGCCCACATCAATACTTGTCCATTGCAAATACATATAATGAGAACCTGTAATGTAGGTCGATTTCCCATTATTCATAAACCAATAACCATCCTCTCTTTTATCAAATTCATTTTCTATGTAATCTACCCATCGACTTTTAAATTCTTTAGGGGCATTGTTCCATTGAAATATAGAGTTAATTTTAGATAAAGATTTAGGAAGTTCTTTTCTTTCCCAATATTGCTCTTTTTTTTCTTCACTCCTAGCGTAACATTGTTTAGGGGCTAAAGGTAATCCTATTATAAGACCTGAAATGTTTATTATTTCACCAACTCTTCCTGTTTTAGAAATATTAACAAAATTATACTTTTCATTATACCCATACTCCCACGTCCCCCCACGGTTTTTATTAGACAAAACTCGTTTAGGAATATAGTCTTCTAAAACTTTATATAAATTATTTTGAACGTCTTTCTGCAAAACCTTGTTTAGTATCTATTTGTTTAACATTATCTAACTCTTTTAAACTTTCCTCCTCTCCATCAATTCTATTTAATATCTCAAATGCGTCAAAAATAGCAAGCTTTTTTGTAGCGGCCGCATTTTTTAATCTATCCGCAGCCAACTCATCTTCTGGGTCAGGCTTGATTATCTCCTCTTTTGCAACCTTTATTAATTGCCTAACCGCTTTCCTCCCCGCCTCTATAATTTGTATTTTTAATTCTTTTGAATCCATTTTTTTTGCGATTATATTTTTTTTTACTTTGATGTACCATGGGTGTGGTAAGTTTTCTTATTTCTTTCCAATCCATTTTTTTCCATTCAAACTTGTCGCTCATTTTTTTAAAAATAAAACTTGTACCAATCTTGAATTATTTTTCTCACCAAAATTATTATACAAATTTCTCGAGTGTTTTTCGTGAGAATCAAACACAACTAGTCTGTTATATTTCATGTAAATTCTTACAGACTTATCTTCATCTTTATCATACAACACTGTTCCTGCATTTGGAGGATAATACTTGTTTAAATATACCAAAACTGTTTTATCCCCCATCATTTCATCTGTGTGAATATAATTCGGTTCTATTTGTTTGAAAGGTGATTGACGAATAAAATTATATTTCACTGTATAATCAGGAAACAGTAATAACACAAATTTTTCTACTTCATCATTTGCGCGTGGTTGTATTCCTTTAAACACATTATCCCCATCTTCTACATCTACAAAAGGATTTTTTAATACATCTTGCACATACTCATCGGGATTTGCCAATACATCATCTAATACAAATAAAGTCATAATTTTATAGTTATTTGATGGTCAAACATTCTATACAACTTCTCATTATCTATTCTAAATTCATACTCACTATCGGGAACAAAAGAAACTTTATCTCCCTTTATCAATCCTTTAGATTTTAAATATTCATTCACATACACCATTTCCCCCATTAAGGGTTCATTATTAGTATTTTTAAAAATAATACTTTCTGTCTTGGGAATAGGTTTAACAAAACAATATCTGCCATAAGTTTTCCATTCGTTATTTTGTTTGTATAAAAAAAACTGCTCCATATCTACCAAGAAATAATCATCTTTTAAAAAACTTTTACCGCTTTTTTGACGACCTCTCATGTCATAATAATACTTAAAAACATTATGATGAACCAATAAAGTATCTCCTTTTTTAATTTCACCCTTATAGTTTAAAGGTAACTCAATTACCTCAGCCTCTCTATTAGAAAAACTTACATCTTCCTGTGAAGTGCTTACAATAATATCCTTACCCCCTATTTTTTTAGAATTGTTATACCTCCGTTTATTCAAAGGAGATACTATAAACTGCGAAGGAGACTTCATTATAAATTTATATTATATTCCAAAGAAACAGGAATAGTACTATTAAACTCTTTCCATTTCAAAACCACATCCCCTTCTCTAATATAAATTTTTATAGACTGAGATTCTTCGTCTTGTTTTATAAGTTCTATAGTGTAATTACCACCTAAGACAGATTGTCCTACTATGTAGTGCATAGCCCCCGACTTGTAGTCAGGACCTACAGATATTTTTCTAATTTCCATTTTATTTAATTTAAACCACAATAGCAACAGTGTAGTTGCCCGCACCATCATTAACCTTGTATAGTTGTCCCGCACTCAATCCTGAAGCTATTGCAACTGCGTTATTGGGATAACTAGGTAAATCAAGTACAGCTCCCCCTACCCCCGCAGGACCCCCCAACAATCCTAATAATTGTTGAGCAGAAAAATTTTTAGTTGCGTTACTATTACTTACATCTGTTCCTATTAAATCATCTGTTAGAGCAGGTGACGATACATTTGAATACGAGCTAATTTTTCCCATTTTTATCTTCTTTTAATTTGTTCTTCTCTTAATTGTTTTACCTCTTCAGGTGTTTTTACAGTAGTATAATCTACCTTTTGCTTTGGTGTAATTTTTCCTGTTTCTAAACTAATAGAGGCATCTTTTCCGTATTTAGTTATTAACGTTTTTTCTTTCTCTATTAATTTTGTTTTTATTATACCAAGAACTTTTTTTACCTGTTCTTGCTCCAAAACATTGTCTGCTAATTTTATTTTTGCAGAGTTTAAATCTTGAATTACTTGTTTAATTTCATTTAACTCATCTGTAGTTAAATAATCTTCTATTAATTCTTTTTTTTCTTTTTTTGACATTTTGATTAAATTTTAATTTATATACAAATATACTAATATTTTCCTTTTCTATTTTTTGGAGAAGATTTAGTTGAACCACCCTTTCCTGCCCACAAAACTTTACAAGCCCAATATTGTGCGCTTAACTTGCTTTTTTTCTCCCCACACTTATGTCTAGCTCTAAAGCTTTTTCTAGCAGCAGAAGAATAATTATGACCATAACCTGAAGCTCCAAAATGAATAAGTTTCTCTCTACCTCCCTCACACGCTTTAACCATTTTCTTTTTACCTCTTCTGTAACTTTTCATAACTTTATTACAAGGCATGTCTTTTTTACTTCTTCTCATGTCTATACATTTTTAACCCTATTCCCCATTCCTACTTTTGATTTTTCTGACTTCTTTTTTGCTAACAAAGAACTGCTCATTTCAAATTTAGTTCTAGGGGTTTTTTTAGAAACTCTTTTACTTGGTCTACAATACTCATTTTTTCCCCCATCTCCACACGCTTTACCTGTTCTTGTGTCTATCCATTTTTCCTTTTCCCACCTTTTAAGATTAGAACCTTTTTGGCTTTTTTTAACTTTACCTTTTTTCTTTCTACACTTCGCTATAGCTTGTGACGCTCGTGCAGAGGGAAATACTTTATATTGGCTTTTTATTTTTTTATAACACGCATCCTTAGGCATACCACTACTCTTTTTTACCATGACTTCCCCCAAAGAAAAAATCAACCACTGTATTTACTTTTGCACTCATTGCTCCAAAAATTGTAGATATAAAACTAATTTCAAACTCTCCCAACTCTAAATCACCACCCACAAAATACCTAAACATTATAAAACTTAAAACAAAATAAGCAATAGTAAAAACTGTTGCTAGTATTTTTTGAATAGAAGAATCTGTGCTATACATTTTCCTTGCGCTTTTTCTATCTGCAACTTCTAATTCAAACATTTCTTTTTCATGATTTTTTAAAAGCTCTTTAAGTTTATGTTTTGCTGCTAACTTTTCTTCTTTAGTGGTAACCACTTCGTCTAATATAGAGCTTGCGTTACCTATTAATTCATTTATAACTTTTTTTATCATACTTTTTTATATTTAGTTTTTCCATTAGAACCTTTGTATGCCTCTAACAATTGACATCTATTTCCTTTAGGATTGTAGGAAATATGTATCCAGGCATAATCAAATTCATTTATCATTTGGTCAAAAGGAATATCATTCTCTAAAACAAAGTCCCATATTACTTTATTGTCCACTATTCCTTTGTTGTTTCTGTATTTTAAATCAGCCGCCTGACCTTTACAGTGTTGACTTGTGGGAACATAAATACCGTTTTTAATTTTATGAGCACCACCAAGAGCCTTGTTTAATTCTTCAGACCTAAAGCCTGAATTTATTCCTAACCTCCCTATACCATCACGTATAGGCTGTAAAGTAAATTCACATAAAGCTTTCATTTGCTCTATATGATGAAATTCTGGAGAATTATCAATTCCATGTCTTTGCGCTACATTTGATTTTAAAAATTCAGCGAGAGAAAAATTTTTGGATAACTTCATAATTACATAAATTTCTTTAATACTAATTCTTCAACTTTCTTCCTAGCCGCTTTAATACATAATTGAAAAGTTAAATCGGCTTCATATTTTTGAACAACCTCTTTGTTGTAAAAAACAATAACTGTAGGAACGGAAAGTATTTTATATTCATCCACTAGATTGGGACAGTCTTCTACATTAATAAGATAAGTTTTAACATCTTTAAAAACCGAAAGGTCTACCATGTTGTCTTTATTCCATTCTGCATAAAACTCAATAACTACAATATCTTCTTTTAGCACTTTATCTAAATCAGATTCTTTAATCGTCATTTGACCAAAAGACATTACACTTATAAGTAAAAAAAAATAGAATAAACTTTTCATTATTTTTGTATTACCTCATACAAACGTTCATCCATTACATCTAATTTGTTTTCTATAGCATCTAAACTTTCTTTATTAGATAAAACCGTTTGTCTTATTAATTCATTTTTCATGTTTATTTCATTGGCACTTGGGTAATCATCAAACTTTTCTACCTTAACCTCTATCGCGTTTACTTGACCAACTAAATTGTAATACGTTCCAACTAAACCTACTACCATTATAATAAAGCTTATTAAAAACTTTAAATCAGTACTAACCTTTGTGTTTTCTCCTATTTGAGCCATTTTACTTTGCCGTTTTGAATATATATACTTTCAGGCTTTCTAATAGATTGCCCGTTTAAATTAAACATTATATTACTCCCTTTTGAATCTTCAATTATTTCTATGATATTAGTATTACAAGGTAACCCTGTATCACAGTCTACAAACTCTTCTATATATATCCACTCTGTTTCATATTCCACTATTGTGTCTATAACAAAAATTTCAACATACTCTATTACATCCACAAACAACGTGTCTAATATATCCTCATATATATACAAAGTGTCTATCTCCTCATAGACCTGAACCTCGATAATTGTATCAAATATAGTTTCATATTCCACTATTGTATCAAATATATACTCATACTGTATTATAGGTACATCAACATAAACAGTGTCACAACCAATTTCTTCTAATAAACAATCAAATGTAGAGGTAGGGACCTGGCCTTGTTCCTCATCACTTGCATCGACACAATCTTCCCAACCGTCAGCTATCCATGTTGTTTGCACACATCCATTAGGCGAGTATTGAGTCCAATTAGACTCATCATCACCACAATAAAACCCTTGCGCTTCAGCACACTCTAAACACGCATTATTATATTCTTGTGAATACAACAAACCGCTAAAAAAAGTAAATAATAGTAATATGTATTTTTTCATACTTAAAAGAATAAATAGTTAAACCCAAACTTTAATTCATATACAGGCTTCATCCAATACCTTTGGTGTGTTCCCTCTACAAAGATTCCTAAATTCTTTGTAATACGTGAACCAAACACCACTCCTGCATCCCATTCTGCCCAATCACTGTTCTCAATTCCATACTCAAATGAGTAATCATCAAGTCCATAATGCAAAGGTAGTAAATTATACCATACGTGAATCCATAGTTTTGGTGACCATTTATAGTATGAAACACCTAAAACAGCACTAATTTCGTTCTGTGTGCCTAGTTTTTCTAATTCTTGTTCATTAAAAGATGCGACCGCATCTCCAAAATAATGTTTATAAAACTCATCATTGGATGTAGCTAATAACTCGTCTCCACTAAACCAATGCCACCCTCCATTTACAAACTCTCTACTATAACCAAAATCAGTAGCTAGTTCCACAAACGTGCTTTCACCTGGAGTCCAAAAGTCTTCAATCGGGTTTACGCCATACACAGGATGGTTACGAAAACACACACCTGCCGTAAAGTCCCAAGAGCCTTTTGTAATTCTAAAGCGACTGTCTAAAGAAGTATATTCTAAATTTACTCTTTGATTGTCGGTGTATTGTATTTTAGAAACTGTTTTATTACCGAGGTAACGTAACCAAAAATTTGCATTATTAAATGTCTCGCCACGATTACGTATAAAAGAATAATTAAGGAGATACTCCCAACCATTAGCATTACCAACAGTAACGTTGTCTGAAACAGTTCGCTCAGTACCGTAGTACCACGTTTTAACTTTATATTCATAATCAAATCTAGCAATTTTTCTAATACCTATGGTTAAATTGTAGTCATAGGGGTTAATTTTAGTAACATCCTCATACCCTCTATCAACAGCTATGTAGTTTTCTCTTTCCACCATAGATGTTCCCATAGTAAATGATGTATATACCGTAGAGTACTTAAAGAATTGCCCAAAAGAAAGTAATGGAAATAATAATAATAGCAATAATGTTTTCATCGTCCCTGACCTCTATATTGTTTTATATAATTAGTAGACCCCTTTGTAAAAGTAGACTTGCTTTTGCTGTGCCTTTTGTGCTTGGTCTTTTTGTTGGGTTGAAATCGAAATACGTTTTTTGCCATCTTTAATAAAGTATTTTATTTTATAATTATTCCCCAATGTTGTTCCCGTTGTCCACATATTAATTCCGCAAACATAGTATATAATCAGTTACACCTACAGCTATAGAACTGTTCGTCTTCAAAAGTTTGGTAACCTGAATAGGTAAGGGTTGCACGTAGACTGCGCTTGGAGAACCTGCTGTCCACATAAATTCATTTCCTTCAGCATCTTCTAGCGCAAGTACATCATTTTTATCAGTGAAAGGTTGTAGTATAAGGCATGGGTCAGGTTTGTTTTTATATATCCTAAAAGTCTTAGCTGCCGCTATTCCAATATTAGTACTCAGAGTTACTGCATTAGTGGCATAATTTATTTCTTTAATCATAGTTGCCTGACCTCTTTTTACGTCAGCTATCTCATTATTATATACAATGTCGCCAACTTTAATCATATCTTCCATGCTTGATAAACTAAGTGGAACTTCTAAAACAGCCCCCGCTGTTCCCGCGCCCGCAATAAGATTCTCAGTAACCATGTGTTTTGGAGAAGGTAAATATATGTTGTCCGATTCAGATGTAAGTCTATAATATAGAGCAGTCTTTGGATAAAATAATTGATTAGGCATAACTTTTTCTTTTTTATTTATTTATCATAAGGGAAAATCCTGTTCAAGGTGTCTCTTCGTTTACCACACCCACAATCTTTTCCTGTTGCTTTTGCTACCGTATCCACAGCTTTTTTAATTCCTGTAGCTTTAGTAAATTTTTCTATTGTATCCCCCAAACCGCGACTTCGTTTATTGGAAGGAATATATTCTTTGTCTCTCCCCATAGGAATATGTCCTATTATTTGTCGACGCGTAGCCATAATCTAACAATTACAGTTTTTATTAAAACCTATGTTAAATATAATAAATTTAGCACACCCTCTTGACAAATCTCCTTTGATTTCTAAAAGAGTTATTCCCCCTATTCTCCACTCTATAGCAATCTTATCCCATTGTCTAGCATTGCTCGAAAAATAATTTACAAATTTCATATTCTATTAATTTTAATTAGTTATTTTTTCATGCTCCATCTCTTCAACCCTTTTCTATGAGTCTTAGGAACACCTGTATATTTTTTCTTCTTTACTCTTTGACCTCTGTATGTGTCAACTTGCTTTTCTTTTTGGAGATGCTTTCTGTTGTAATTAACAGTATTTTTTTGTTTAGCTCCTCCAATTTTTCTTTTTTGTTTTACAACTCTTCTTTTACCTAAAACTCCCTCTTGTCTTTTATCTACCTGAACTTTTTTCTCACCTCCCTTTGTTTTAACAACTTTTCTCTTACGTCCTGTTATAGGGTTTTTATATCTTCTAGTAGTAACTTTTCTTCCAAAAGCATCTGTGCTTTTAGTTTGCTTATATACAGGTTTAACAGCTTTCTTAACAGCCTTCTTAACAGCTTGACCTGCTTTTTTTACTCCTGCTCGAGCTTTTCTAATAGCATTACCAACCTTACTACCACCTGGTTTTCTTCGTAAGGATATTTTTCTTGTTCCGTATCTAGGCATAATTTTAATTATTTAGTACTACATCCAAAATTTTTGGCATAATTAGCCATTTTAACTACACTCGATGAATACTTTTTTGTATTCTTCATAACCGCATTAGCAGCAGAGCAAGCGTCTTTAAAGCCGTTTCTTTTTGCCCAATCGGTAAACTTCCCCTCATTTTTTTCTTTAATTTGAGGGAATTTTTTTGTTCTTCCTCGTGTAGCCATTATGATTTTCTCATTATGCCCGTTCTATTGCTTCCAACTTGCGTTTTAAAAGCGTGGTGTAATTTTCCTTTTACACTTTTTGGGTAATGTTTATCTTCTTTCATTGAGTGATTGCCCGCATAAGGATGTCCATATCTTGATTTAGACATACCCTTAGACTCATCTCTTCTTGACTTGTAAGACTGTTTGTGAGGTCCTTTATGCTTCATACCTAAAGACTCATCTAGTCTGTCATTATAACCTTGTTTTTTCATTTGTTAATTTTTAAAAATTATTACTAGTATCCTGTACTTTTCATTGTTTTTTCCATGCCGTAGCCTGGGTTATTCTTTACTGAACCGTGATTCATTTTCGCAAACTCATGTGCTTGCGCTTTCCCTATCGCTGTATATGGAAAAACTTTTGTCTTCATTTTTCCTGTATCACCGCATTTATATTTTACCGTTGGCATGTTATATGTTTTTATTTTACAAAGATAATAAAATTATCCTTTCTTTTCTTTTTTGTTTAAACCTTTAATAGTGTCTCTCGCAGTTCTAAAAGCTTGACCAAATTTACCTTGCTTAAGACTAGTAACGGTATCTTTACCTCCCTTATATATTTTATAAGCATTAGTATCTTTTCCCTTTTTAGCTTTGTCGTGAATTTTTTTAACAACCTTCCCAACTTTAGTCTTTTTATACTTTTCAACTTTTGCTTTTACTTTATCAGCAGCCTGCTCTATTCCTGTTTTCCCCGTAGTCTTTTTTATATGCTGCCTAGTAGCTTTTCTATTTTCTCTAGCTTTTTGTCTATCTTCTTTAGACATTAGGTATTTACCCTTTTTAATCTTTTTTTCTTTTCTTTTTTCAAATCGCGCCTCTTTTTTGGCACGCATTTTATCTCCAAATTTGCTCATAATTTTTTACTTTATTGTTGGTGAAGTATGTAACTTTATCTGTGCCGCTAGTCTATCTTTCTCTTGCCTGCTTAAAGGCTTTTCCCAATTACTCATTCCTGGTAAAGTTTTATCTTTTATTTTTCTTTTTACTATTTTTTCTTTTCTCTTGTCCCACGTACCTTTCTTTTCCATCTTCTTTTTACGTTTGACATTACGCTTACGAGCCTTATCACTAATATCGTAAAGCTCTAATCTTTTAGTAACTCTAGCAGTTTTTTTAGACTTTTTCTTTTCTGCGTCTAAAATCTTTTTAGTATTAGCTCTTTTTCTTTCTTTTAACTTGCCTAATATCGCCATAATTATTTTTTCTAACTTACCTTACTATTATCTTTCTTTCCTTTATATCTCTTTCTTGTTCCTGAATAAGAAATATCATACCCTGTTTTAGAATCATACTTTCCTTTACCTTTTACTTTACTGTATTTTTTCTTTAACAACTCACCTTTCTTTCTTCTTTTAAACTTATCTTTATAAGAAACTGTTCCGTCTTTGTTTTTTTTCTCTACAATTACTTGTTTAATTTTATCCCCACTTGCAGTACGGTCTTTTAAAACTGTACGCTTTCTTCCTAAAATATTCTTTTCTTTATCCTTTTTTGTAACTGTTCTTTTACCTCTGAAGTAAGTTACATCTTTTTTAACATCACCCTTTTTGTCGAACTTCTGAACTCTTCTTGAATTATTAGCACCGCTACCTCGTTTAGTTTTATGAACAATCTTTTTTACCGACCCATCTTTTCGTAACTTAACTCTTTGATTTACCTTATTACCCTCTTGGTCCTTCATTATCTTTGAGGTTTTTCTTTTTCGGTCTCTTAGTTTTTTAAGTATAGCCATAATAGTTTATCTTTGTAGCAAAGTTAATAAAATTAAATTTAATGAATTTGAATTACCTAAAGTATTGGAGAGTTATAAGATATTTCATAAAATCAAAGTACAATCTTACACAAGCAGACCTAGATATTCTTATTTTTTTATTTGATGAGGGATACTTTTCTAAAGATAAATTTAAGGAATTTGATGAGTTACTTAGTTGGAATGTAAATAGATTTGATAATTTACTACGCGATGGGTGGATAGAGGTTTTTAGAAAGTATGATGGTAAAAGAAAAGGTTTATATACTCTTTCTTATAAAACAAATCGACTTATTGCCTCTATATATAAAAAATTAAGTGGTGAAGAAATACCGACTAGCCCTTCAGCTAACCCTATATTTAAAAGAAAAGTGTCTTATACTGACAAAGTATATCGTAATATGATACTAGAAATGAATAAAGAAATAAGAGATAAAAGATTTACTTCTTCTTAATTTTCATTTTAGGTATACTCTTAGTTTTTCTTTTAATTTTTTTACTAATTCTTTTGTATTTTCTTTTAGCCTTTTTACCCGTATATAATCTTCCTTTACTGTCGGTTACTTGCAACTCACCCGTATCCTTATTCTTTTCTTTAAATACACTTATGTATTTTGTTTTACCACGTTTAGTAGTAGTAACAGCTTTATGTCGAGTTTTGTGATGCTTACTATCGTGCTTACTTTTTTGTAAGAGAGTTTGTTTTATCCTTCCTTTTTTATCCGTTGTGGTAACGCCCTTATTTTTAGTTCGAACTTTAGTTTTAGCTGTCTGAGTTTTTTTAAGATAATCTTTATCAGCTTTAGTTAGCTTATCTGTCGTTTTCTTTTTTCTTTTAAAAATTTTTTTTAATATAGGCATACTTACAAAGATAGTTATTTTTTTATAAGACAACTACCACATTCATTTGACGAATAATAGCTACTACTTCATTATTAAGTAACATAGTATGTCCTGACTGTTGGTCATAATATATCTCGTCTCCTTTTTTTATTATCTCCACATCTGTTCCCACATTTAATACTTTACCTTTTCTATATCGCAGATTAGATGTTTCTTCTCCCGATAAAAGAAGTCCTGACTTTGTAGTTACTTCTTCATCTATGGGTTTTATTATAATATATGTTCCTATTGCTTGCATGTTGTATCGTATGAACGTGCCATTGTAATAATAGCGTTAGTACTTAGTATTGTATTAGCAACTGATATAGCGTTACTTAAAGCGCTTACAGTAACTTTGGTAGGGTCTATTACTCCTAAATCAATCATGTTTCCTGTTTTTTCAGTAACCACATTGTATCCTTGCCCTTTTTTAAATCCTGTGTTATAAATTTTATCAAACTTTAACCCCGCATTATCAAGTATCTGTTTAACAGGTGACAATAAAGATTTACTTAAAATTGCGTAAGCAATTTTTTCCGCCTCAGATTCTCCTGTCTCTAACTCATCTCTTACATTCATTAAGGCTACTCCGCTACCTGGAAGTATTCCGTCAGATAAAGCAGAACGAACCGCACATACAGCATCATCAACTCTATCATATAACTCTTTTTGCTCTAGGTCTGTATTACCTCCTACATAAATAACCCCTACCCCTCCTGTTAAAGAGGCTATACGTGATAATATAAATTCTCTATCAGCTTTTGTTTTTGCTCTTTTATGTGCATCCTTTAACTCAGATACTCTTTCATCTAATCTTTCTTGATGCTCCTCATCTTTTGGTGAACAAAGGACGACAGTGGAGTCTCTCCCAACTATCACCTTGGACGCTCTCCCTAAATCGGAGAAGTTTATAATACTCAAGTCGTCCCCTGTTTTCTCAGAAAAATATGTTGCTCCTACAGACATTGCTATATCTTGCATAAGCTCATGAGTTTTCCAACCAAATGACGGCGGGGGTATAATACATACCTTCAATCCCCTTTTCATAACGTTAGCCGCTAATGTTTGTATAACATTTTGGGAACACGGAGCTATGATAAGAAGTTTTTTACTTTCTTGAATAATAGGTTTTAATATATTTTCAATGTTCAAAACATTACTTATCTCTGCGTCGGAAACTAATATGTTTACATTCTCTAATATACACTCGTCTTTCTTTTGATTATTAACAAACAAATTACTTGAATAACCTCTTTCTATTTTTATTCCTTCTGTGGTTTCAGAATAAGTCTCAGAGTTTTGAGACTTCTCCACGGTCACTATTCCGTTTTCCCCA